GAACGTCTGTCCAAATGTACGATCCTTACGAAGAAGAGAATATAAGACGGCAGATCAGGAGAAAAGAATCAGACAGACTGCGGATTCTGAAAGAGCAAAAAGAAGTAGAGGACTACATAAATGGGATTGATGATCCGGAGATTAAGGAGATATTTGAGTTATCGTTTATTGAGGGCAAGAAACAGGATGAAGTTGCGGAGATAGTAAATATTGACAGAAGTTACGTGTCGAAAAAAATAAGTGATTATCTCAAACTTTCACACTTTTCACAAAAATAGTATGCTATAATTATTCTAGAACGATTATATATTGTTCTGGAACAATCTTTCTAAACATTCGGAACACCGCCGGACTTCTGCCCTTTCTCGTCTGGCGGTGTTTTTATGCGGAGTATAGCATCAATGGTAGATGCGCAGGGTCGCGCCCTGTGTCCTTGGTTCGATTCCAAGTGCTCCGCTTTGTGATGTAAGATGCAGGCTGCACAGCTGAGGTCTGCGCCGGGAGTGCACACCGGACTTATATTGCAAATGGTACCAAAACGCAGATATCCGCAGATCTGCAAAACAAACAAATAGATTCAGCAATCTATATTTAGTGTCAGTACCCGAGTGCGGATAGGGTAAAGGGTGTCAATAAAAGGCATCCTACGGGTGTATAGCTCAGTTGGTAGAGCGATCGGCTGTTAACCGATGTGTCGCAGGTTCGAATCCTGCTATACCCGTTGTGGACTACTGCAAAGTTTCCTCCTTTTTTCTTATAAATTTTGATTGTGTTTTTGGTTATTTTGGTTTTTGTTGCTGTTATAATTCTTTCATTGTGCAGTAGTCCTAAATTCTTAGCATCCAGTTGATGGGTGCTTTTGCTTGAAAGAGAATAAAAGGTATTGTAAGATATATGCGTGGTAATTGTTAGGTGCAGGATGAGGAGGAAAAACGCATGGAAGAAAAAGAACAGGTTGAGAAATTAGTAGAATTCGCAAGAGAAGTTTCGAATTTCTTACACATTACTGCTCCAAGTATAAGGTACAAAGAACACGGAGGTTATGGGAGTTCAAGGTACGATCCTGAAACTGACACTGTTTATATAGGTGCGGAAGCAAGAACTAGAGACGCGTATTACGACATAGTTCATGAAGTCAGACATAAATGGCAATGGGTAACGGATTTGGATTTTTATTATTCGGGGTATAAAGAAGTTGGAACAGTGAGCTTAGAAGAATATAGGTCGCAGATAGCGGAGATAGACGCAGACGCATTTGCCGTACTTATGACGGCAATGTATCTAAATGAAGTGGTTAAGCTAAATGGATATTCGAATAAGGAGAAGGAAAATATTATCCGAAGAGCAATGGAAATTGCCAAGGAGTATAATATAAAATTCCCATTTGAAGATTATTGTGGAATGATGAAGATAACATTATAACGACACGAATTGACGATAACTATATGTCTACGGATTAAGGCATATAGTTATTTTCATGTAAAATAGAACAGACTGAAAGGTGGTGAGTCCTATGACAGAAAAACAGAAAATATTTGCAGATGAGTACTTGATTGATCTAAATGCCACACGGGCTTACCGCGCGGCGTATCCGAGTGTAAAGAAAGAACAAACAGCAGCACAAGCAGGAAGTAGGATGTTGAGAAATGTCAAGGTTGCCGCATATATTTCCGAGCGAATGGAAGAACGGCAGAAACGAACGGAAATTACCCAGGATCGAGTTGTACAAGAACTTGCTTCAATCGCATTTGCAAGGGCAACGGATTATGTTGAGATCAGGAGTAATGGTACAAATAGTTTTGTTGTAATAAAACCAACCATGGAACTGTCAGAAGAACAGGTACGTGCGATCGCGGGAATTAAAGAAGGGGTATACGGAATTGAAATCAAATTGAATGATAAAGAAAAAGCTCTTGAACTTCTCGGCAGACATTTAGGTATGTGGAATGACAAGCTGGACGTAGCAGGAGATATGGACATGAAGATTGTAGTAGACTATGGTGATGAAGATGAAGGAAGTTAATGTTGGATTTAACAGAAATTTTAAAGAATTCAATGAGTGTAAGAAACGATATCGACTGGCAAAAGGCTCTGCCGGATCCGGAAAGTCGGTAAACATTGCACAGAATTTTATCATCAAACTTGGCGATCCAAAGTATAAAGGTGCAAATCTCTTGTGCGTCCGGAAAGTAGACACAACAAACAAGGATAGCACCTATGCAGAATTGAAGAGTGCAATATATAAAATATACGGGGATAAAGCAGGATTATTCTGGCAGATCAGAAGTAATCCAATGGAGCTGATCTCGAAAGTGACAGGAAATAAAGTGATTTTCCGAGGAATGAAAGATGATGGACAGCGAGAAAAAGTAAAGTCTATCACATTTGATGTCGGAAAATTAACATGGATATGGATTGAAGAAGCAACGGAGCTATATGAAGCGGATGTCGATATTCTCGATGACCGACTCAGAGGTGACTTGTCATTCAATCCATTTTTGTATTATCAGATCACGTTCAGCTTCAATCCGGTGTCAGCAACGCACTGGTTAAAAGCAAAATATTTCGACATAAAAAGTGATGATGTATACACACACCAGTCTACGTACCTGCAGAACCGGTTCATAGATGAAGCGTATCACCGGCGCATGATGATGCGTAAAGAACGGGATCCGGACGGATATCGGATTTACGGACTTGGTGAATGGGGAGAGACCGGAGGTCTGATTCTTACAAATTATGTGATTGAGGAATTCGATACATCCCCAGAAAGATTCGATTACATGGTAAATTCACAGGACTTTGGATTCAACCATGCGAACTGTATCGGGGAGGTTGGATTCAAAGATGGAGATATCTACTTATGCCGGGAATTGTATGTATTTGAAAAAGATACATCAGAGATCATACAGTTGGCTGAGGGAAAATTCCAAAAACGAATCACTATGTATTGCGATTCTGCCGAGCCAGACAGGATTAAGATGTGGCAGAAAGCAGGATACAGAGCATGTCCGGTCAAGAAAGAACCAAACAGTGTAAAAGCGCAGATTGATTATCTGAAGCAGCACACGATCCACATTCATCCGTCCTGCGTAAACACGACTAAGGAGATCCAGCAGTGGAAATGGAAAAAGGATGAGAAAACGAACACATTCACGGATGAACCGGTGAATTTCTTTGATGATGCAATGGCAATGCTCAGATATTCTATTGAGCAGGAGAGAAAAGGTAAAGTGAAGTTAAAGACCTTTAGAGGAGGAATATAAAATGAATGGGAAAAGACCATACAGATTGCCGGAACCGCTTTTATGTTCCGCTGATAAAGAAATCAATATGGCATTGATAGACGAATACATCAGAAAACATGAAGAACGAATGCCAAGGTACAGATACCTTGAGAATCTATACAAAGGATTTCACGATGTATTCCGTCTTCCGGAAAAGGAATCTTGGAAGCCAGATAACCGGCTGGCAGTGAATTTCCCAAGGTATATCACAGAGACCTTTTTGGGATATGCCTATGGGATTCCAGTTAAAAAATCACATCCAGACGAAAAAATAAAAGATGCGATCCTTGAATTTGACCGGGATAATGATATCTCTGACCAGGAATATGAGTTGGCGAAGAAGTGCTGTATCTACGGACATGCATTCGAGTATTTTTACCAGGATGAAGAAGCAAAAACAAAGACAGTTGTCTGCAATCCAAAAGAACTGTTTGTTGTCTACGATGATACCGTAAAGAGCCGCGCTCTATTTGCTGTCAGATATGGGAAAAAAGACGATAATGTCACAAGGTATGGCGAGATACTTACAAGGACAGAAATTATCCCATTTGACGGAGAAAAGATGCAGGAGGGAATGCCGAACCCATATGGTCGCATCAACTGTGTTGAATATGTACTGAACGATGAGAGAATCGGTCTGTATGAAGAGGTGGCCGGTATGGTAGAAACATACAACCGAGTGATCGGAGAAAAGGCGAACGATGTAGATTCTTTCGCAGAAGCGTATCTTGCAGTGCTTGGCGCAGAATTGGACGAGGAAGGCGTTTATAAAATTCGCGACAACCGGATTATAAACCTTTATGGTACAGATAACGCAAAAGATATTATCGTACAGTTTCTCGGCAAGCCCACAGCAGATGGAACGCAGGAAAATCTGTTGAACCGATTGGAAAATTTGATTTATCAGACAAGCATGGTAGCGAATATCTCAGATGAATCGTTTGGAAACGCTTCTGGAACCTCTCTTGCTTATAAATTACAGTCCATGAGTAATCTTGCGCTTACATTTGACCGCAAGTTTGAAAAATCCATGAGAAAGCGGTATAAGCTATTCTGCTCTCTTGCGACAAATGTTCCGAACCGTGATGCATGGAAAGACATCGATTTCACGACAAGCCGGAACATCCCGAAGAATTTGCTTGAGGAAGCGCAGACAGCACAGGCGCTTGAAAGCATCGTGTCCAAGGAAACGCAGCTGCAGGTGCTATCTGTTGTCAAGGATGTTTCGGAGGAGATCGATCGAATGGAGAAAGAGGACAAAAAGAAGCAGGAAACAATCGTAGAGAAGCGGATGTTCGGAGGTGCGGCGGATGAGTAGCAGGACGTACTGGAAGAATAGGGAAGAAGAACAGCGAAAGAAGAATATCAAGGACGAAGCGGAATACGCGAAAGAGATCGAGAAGATCTACGCGAATATGATGGATGAAATCCAGAAAGAAATCAATGGATTTTATGCGCGATATGCAAAAGCAGAAGGAATCACAATCGCAGAGGCAAAAAAGCGGGTATCTAAAATGGATATTGATGCATACAGCCGGAAAGCAGCACAATATGTTAAGGATAAGAATTTTTCGAAAGAGGCCAATGAAGAAATGAGACTTTACAATGCAGCTATGAAGATTAACCGATTGGAAATGCTAAAAGCAAATATCGGCATGCATCTTGTCGGCGGATTTGATGAGTTGCAAAAGTATTTTGAGCAGATTCTGACTGAGAAAACACTGGAAGAATTTGAACGGCAGGCAGGAATCCTCGGAAAAACTATTCGGAACAATGCGAAGATGGCACATTCGATCGTGAACGCTTCTTTCCACAATGCAAAGTATTCGGACCGTATTTGGATGTATCAGGACATGTTGAAAGCTGAATTGTCCAAACTGTTGCAGACTGGTTTGATACAGGGTAAGAATCCGAGAACACTGGCAAGACACCTTACCAAACTGTTTGGAGTAAGCCGGGAAAATGCAGAGCGACTGATGATAACGGAACTGTCAAGGGTGCAGGCAGAAGCGCAGAAACAGTCTTATATCCGCAATGGATTTGATGAGTATGAGTTTATCGCGGAGCCGACAGCCTGCCTGATCTGCCGGGCTTTAGATGGAAAGCATTTTAAGGTATCAAAAATGATGCCTGGAGAAAATGCACATCCAATGCATCCGCGCTGTCGGTGCAGTACAGCAGCATATATGGATGACAAAGAATATGATGAATGGCTGGACGGGTATTCTGAGCACGGGATGGATTTTGAAACTTGGAAGAACAGGGTTGAAAAGAAATCTACGTTTGATATAATAAAGGCAGATAAAATAGTCAGCGGACATTCTGGAACGCCTAAAATGGCAGAGGCAGGAGCGGTAATAGACCATATTGGAAAAGATGGGAAAGTAGATGCAAGAGCTTTTTACGGAGAGTCAAAATTAAAATATAAAGATATCCACACAACCGCACACGGGAATCCTAAGCAGCATCCTTATGGAAATCATGGGGAACACGCGCATGACTATACATGGGGAGAAGACGGCAGACTGAAGGATAAGACAACTCGCGAATTAAGCGAAGAGGAAAGAAAGGAGAATGGGGATATATTATGAATAAAGATGAATTAAGACAAATTTTATCTGAGTGTTGCAATGATATTTCTTTCTCTTACAGAGGATTGTCATCTGGAGTGACAGTTGAAGTTCATAATTATGTTCCGACATATCAAGTGTGGCATGGCGATGACGTGAAAGAGTATGATAATGTGGATAAAGTTATGAATGATAAATTTTATAGTGGAAAGTCGTTAAACGATCTAGTAAAAGAAGTAGAAATTGAAGCAATGTAATACCATCGGTCGAGCGGGCTGATGGTATTTTTATGCGCATTTTGGAGGTGATGTAATTTGATTGAGGTGAGAATCCGTCCAGAGCGAATTGAAATCTCTGGACACGCCGGGTACGCTGAATATGGAAAAGACATTGTTTGTGCTGGTGTTACGGCACTTACACAGACGCTGATTCAGTCGATTGAAAATTTAACAGATGATGAAATAGAATACAGAATATCTCCCGGAAAGGCTGAGATAGAATACAGGAATCTGTCAGAGAAATCAAAAACTCTGGTGGATTCCTTTTTCGTTGGCATCTGCTTAATTGCAGAGGAATTTCCGGAACACGTGAAAGTGAGGTGAAAATATGAGTAAAACAGAGACTTTTATCAGAGCGGCCACAACAAGTGAACAGCCACTGGTTTTGGAATTTGCGCATGAGGGGAAAGAGTATCTTGTGAAGAATTTTACAGACGGTGATGTGTATGTTGCACTGAAAGAAAGCGCGACAAAGGAAGAAAGTGCATTGATTCCAGCGCAGACAGCGCAAACCGTGATTCGGAATAAAAACTACTACGCAGGGAGCAACCTAGTCCAAATCATCCCCACAGCAACAAGCGAAAAAGGAGTAGAAGTGCAATGCTTAAAATGGTAGATGGAACAGGAAACATAGGAGTGGATATGATCTGCCCTTTAGGAATCTCCACTCCACAGCCACCGAATTACGACAGGGTGGAGCTAGAGGGGGCAGGGATGCTGGTACTTCCGAACAGCTTGGATGCGCCGCTTGAGAGGTTGGAACTTGGTGGGAAGACAGCGCAGGTAACGACTACTGGAGCGCAGTTGTTTGAAGCGAAAAATGCAGAACTTAATAAATGGGTTGACTCAACAGGAATCATAGCGACAGTTGGTCGTAACTGTATATTCAGGCTGAATGTAAAGCCAAACACCGTTTACCAAGTGAACATTCTATCGGCATCATGCACATTTTCATTCTCGCAGTTCAGCAAAGAAAATGTTTTCCTGGAACGAACCGTGTTTTCAAAAGGTACAAAATCTTTTAAATGTACCACAACAGAAAATGTTGACTATGCGTATTTCCTTATTGGTGGCACTGTCGACAATATTAATGGAATAATAAATGACGTGATGCTATATGAAGGAGAGGAATATAAGAATTACGAACCCTACACAGGCGGTAAACCATCCCCAAGTCAAGAGTATCAGCAGGAAATCAAAAATGTTGGAAAGTGGAATGAGAAAACGCAGAAGTATGAAGTGGATGTGAAAATTACCAACGCCGAACAGAATTGGAGCAAAGAACAAACCATCACCCTCACATCCGACCGCCCACTCACAAAGTGGGACAGACTGGTAGAACAGGGTGGAGAGATTGGGTGGTTGTATGCAGGGGTTGCCATTGACAGATTTGACGGACAATCTAACAAAATAAGTATTGCAAATAAACAGGGAAATGTTCAAAACTTTTCAATTCGATTCGAGAATGTGGCGAATGGAAACGGAAATTCAGATATTTTTGTGGATAAATATAGGGCTGTCCAATTATCATATACCAAAGCAGAATACGGAATCTGTTGCAACTGGAATAATGGTGTTAAATTTTTTTCTGCACCAAATGAAAAAGTTACAAATTTAGAAGAATTTAAAGCGTGGCTTATAGAAAATCCATTAGGTTTAGCGTATGAAACACTAGAAACCGAATTCATCCCACTCCCACAATCCGAGCAGAACGCAATCCGAGCCTTAAAAACCTACTACCCTACCACAGTCATCACAGCGGATGGCGGGGAACTTGACCCAGATATCAAAGTAACATACCGAAAGGAGATATGATATGAACTACGCAAAAATCATGGAAAACGGAACTGTGAGAATCAGCTCCATCAAGAAAGAGGGCTACAAACCACTCAAAGAAGAGAAACCAGAGGGATTTAGCAACCTTGTCTTTGTTGGCTACACAGAGACAGAAGAAAACATAATCAAAGAATATGAAGCTGTCGATGACGGAATGAGCGCCTATGGGAAATTGCAGAATGACCTGAAAGCAACACAGGCAGCACAGGAAGTCACAGATCAGGCGGTACAGGAACTGATTTTAGCAACGATGGAAGCGGAGGTGAAATGATGGCACAGTTTTTAGCAAACCGAATCAAAGGCGGACACTTGACAATCGATGATGTACCGGAGAGCTTAAAAGAACAGGTACAGGCGTTACTTTAGGAGTAAAAATTGAATAAGTAGGACATTAGCACATAGAGATATGTGTTATTTTTATGCCTTTTTCCGGTAGGCGGTAAAGAACCGGAAAAATATTTTAAAGCAACGGTCTGGACAGTGGATGGACTGGGGCAGAAAGGAAAAGATATGAAATTTAGAGAATTTATGGCATTACAGATATTTGCCGAAGACGAAGGAACTGGGGCAGAAAGCAATGGATCCGGCGTAAATGGCGAAGAAACACAGGGCAATGAGGGAGATCAGGGAACTTCCGGTAATACGTTTGAGGACTTTTTAAAGGATGGGAAGAACCAAGCAGAATTTGACAGACGGGTCAATAAAGCAATCGAAACGGCGCTTGGAAATGCAAAAGTGAAATGGCAGGAAGATGCTGATCAGAAAGCGGAAGAAGCAGCTAAAGTTGCAAAAATGAATGCAGAGCAGAAACAGCAGTATGAGATGGATAAGCTGAAAAAAGAAAATGAGAGATTGCAGGCAGAATCTGTAAGGAATCAGCTTTCCAGAAATGCGGCAGGAGTGCTTGTGGAGAAAGGTATCGAAGCAACGCAGGATGTTCTTGATTTTGTTGTTGGAGTTGATGAAGCAGATACTAATGCAAGAATTGACACTCTGATGAAAATCGTGGAATCCCAGCTTAAGAAAGCCGAGATCGCCAGAGCAACCGGATCTACACCAAAAACCATGACGAACTCAGGAAGTCCAATGTCTGAATTCGAAAAGAGACTTGCAAAGTATAAATAAAGGAGAATGTGAAGATGAAGAATAAAGAATTTATGATGTTACAGTTATTTGCGGCAGGAGACAACAATGATATGCCGGTAAGAAGCTACCAGCTTGAGTTTAAAAGCCTTTTGGAGGTAGTATTTAAAAAGATGTCTTATTTCGCGGATTTTTTCGTCGGCGAACTTGAGGTACTGGATGGAGTCAGAGAAAATGAAACAGCCTTTTATGTAAAAACATCAGACATTCCGGTTGTGGTTGGAACTGGGTACGATAAAACAGCTACGAAAGCGTTTGGAACGGGAACAGGGAACTCTAGCCGTTTCGGGGAGAGAAAAGAGATTATCTACGCGAACACGCCGGTTAATTACTCTTGGGGATGGAATTACCACGAGGGAATTGACCGACACACGGTAAACAATGATTTTGACGTTGCGGTAGCAGATCGCTTGGAACTGCAGGCGAGGGCTAAGACAAAGCAGTTTAACAAGCAGCACGGAAAATTTATTTCCACATCTGCCGGAAAAACTTTAAGTGTTACTGATTATACAGAAGACAATGTATTAAAGCTGTTTAATGAGCTGTCTAAGTATTTTAACAACATCGAAGCAGTTGGAACGAAAAAAATTAAGGTTTGCTCCGATCTGTACAATGCCGTTTCGGATCATCCTTTGAATACAACTGCTAAAAACTCTACTGTAAACATTGATGGCAATGAAGTTGTGAAGTTCAAGGGATTCCTTGTAGAGGAGATTCCGGATGAATTATTCCAGTCTAAAGAATGCGCCTATGCATATATTGCCGGAGTTGCAAAAGCATTTACCGGAATTAACACAGCGAGAACGATTGAATCGGAAGACTTTGACGGAGTAGCTCTGCAGGGAGCTGGTAAGGCTGGAGAATTTATTCCGAATGACAACAAGAAAGCTGTAGTTAAAGTGTCGGTGGGGGAATAGCACCCCCTGAAGACCTCGCCTTGGTAGGCAGGGGGAAGATTGGAAAGGCAAAAGTAGGTAAAGCAAAATAGGAGGTATGAGTTATGGCATATACACCAACGACATGGAATAATGATGACGTTATTACAGCAGAGAAACTGAATAAGTTAGAGCAGGGCGTGAAGAATGAGCAGGTTGGACCGGCAGGACCAGCAGGAGCAGTAGGACCGGCAGGACCAGCAGGAGCAGTAGGACCGGCAGGACCGAAAGGAGACAAGGGCGATCCAGGAGTAGCAGGACCGAAAGGAGACAAGGGAGATCCAGGCGCACAGGGACCTGCGGGACCAAGCTACACTCTTCTGGCGGCGAATAAAACAACGCTTGGTGGCGTAAAACAGATGGCTTTGATTGCAGATTTGTCCACAGAAACAGGGACTGATTTAAAAAATAAAATCAATGCAATTCTTGCTGAAATGAAAAAACAGGGTATCATGGCGAATTCGTAAGGAGTTGAAATTGAATGCTGGATGATTTAAAAAAACTTCTTGGAATCGAAGATGATTCTCTTGATCAGAAACTGGAGTTGATACTCAGATCTGTGCAAGGGCGCCTAAAGCTCCTGCTCGGAGGAATTGAAGTACCGGAGGAAATGAATCACATTGTCGTGGAAGTGGCAGTGATCCGGTTCAATCGGTTGGGTTCCGAGGGTATGTCATCACACAATGTTGAGGGCGAAAGCATGTCTTACAACGACAATGATTTTGATGGATTTATGGATGAAATACAGGCTTTTCTTGACTCACAAAAAGAATCAAAACGAGGAAGGGTGAGATTTATTTGAGATGTGATACAGAAGTTTTCTTCCAGTCGATCACACCTGGGGAGTATGACAAAGCTACTGGTGACTACAAAGAAGATACTGTACGGGAAGAGAAAAGACATGCCAGTGTGACGGATACCGGCACGGATACGATGAACCTTGTATACGGATCCATAAAGCAGGGAAGCAAGACGGTGCGGTTACAGATGCATTACAAAAAGCCGTTTGACCGTATCCGAATAGGCAACGCCTTATACAGAGTGGATTTTGAGCGGAAACTGCGAACAAAGCATGTGTTTGTAGTATCGGAGGTGCAGTGATGGCTACGTTAAAAATCGAAGGAATCGCAAAGCTGAATAAGGGTTTGAAGAAGCGGATGGACATGAGCGCGGTCAAGACGGTCGTGAAAAAGAATGGATCTGATATGCAAAGAAAAGCGCAGAGGAATGCTCCAGTCGATACTGGAACACTGAAAAGAAGTATCGGTATTGACATCTCTGATGGTGGGATGACCGCCACTGTCGAACCAACAGCTGAGTATGCGCCTTATGTAGAACTCGGAACCCGATTCATGGAAGCCCAACCCTATTTAAAACCCGCATTTGAGGAGCAAAAGAAACAGTTTGAAAAAGATTTGCAAAAGCTTGTGAGGTGAGATATGGATCCACAGCAAGAATTATTTACAAAATTACTTACAGAGATAAAAAAATCAGGATATGACGTATATGACGGCTTCTTACCGCCGGATGGTACGCCGTATCCTTTTGTTTATCTCGCAGACAGCCAATTGATCGATGATGCGAATAAGACCGCTGTGTTTGGCAGTGTCCATCAGACAATCCATGTTTGGCACAACAATCCAAGACAGAGAGGAACGGTATCAAAAATGCTGTTGGCGATCAAAACCACATGCAGAAAACTGGATCATACCGAAAATTTTGCATGGGATGTCCGGAATGTAAATCAGAGGATTCTTCCGGATGCAACAACAAAGCAGCCTCTTTTACACGGGTTGCTGGAAATAGAATTTAGTTTTAGTTAGAGAGGAGAAAAAGCATGTTTAAGACAGGTTTACAGTTATTTGCAGAGGCGGTATCTGGCAAGAAAATTGTCTATTTGTACCGACTTGCAGGAAAAGCCAAAGAAGAGGCTGCGAAAAATCTTGCGTTTACGACAGAAAATGGAAGAACAAAAAGCAAGGATGCAGACTCTACAGCAACGAAGGATGGAACGATTCGTACACCTGGGGCTGCGGAAACAGAAATCACGGCCACTGCTATCCTTGCGAAGAAAGATAAGTTAATCTCCGAGTTAGAGGACGCGATGGATTCGGATGAGTTGCTTGAAATCTGGGAAGCAAACCTTGAGGATCCGGCAGAACCTGGTCCGAATAAGTTTAAGGGCATGTATTTCCAGGGATATCTCACGGAATTTGAGATCATATCCTCGGCAGATGAAAATGTAGAGGTGTCTCTTACTTTTGGTGTTAACGGCTCTGGAAAACGAGGGGATGTTACTGTAACTGCACAGCAGCAGGAAGTAGCAGCTTATGTGTTTAAGGACAGCGTGAAAGAGGGGGAATAATGCCCTCTGACGATGTAGCCTTAATCGGCAGAGGTAAAGTAGGAAAGGCAAAAGTAGGAAAAGAATAGATCATGTACATAGAGGGCGGCGAGACCGCTCTCTTTTAATGGAGGTAAAAAATATGATGGAATTAACAATTAACGGACAGGTGTACCAGTTTAAATTCGGAATGGGATTTTTAAGAGAGATCAACAAGCAGACGAATATGCCTGTGGATGGATTGCCGGGAGTAAAAAAAGACGTAGGATTCCGATATGCGCTTATGAACTTAGTGAATGGTGATCCGGATGCGCTGGTAAACATTCTTGATGTTGCGAATAAAGGGCAGAATCCGAGAGTGACAAGAGGCCTTTTAGATGAGTATATCGACGATGAGGACACAGATATTGATGAACTTACAGAAACAGTAATGGGTTTCTTGAAGAGTGCCAATGCTACGAAAAAAGCTACGGACGAGATCGTGGACGCTGTGGAGAAAGAGAAACAGAGAATGGAAGAGGAAGAAGCGAAGAAGAGAGAGCTGATGATGTAGATTTTGAAGAATCCTACAGAGAGATGGCGTTGAATTGTTTCCGATATCTTGGCTTTAAGAGCTTTGAAGAAGTGGATAGGTTGACAATTCCAGAATACACCCTGCTCATGGAGGCTGTGCAGCTAAGAGAAGTAGACAGGGACTATCGAAATCATCTGCAAGCGTTCCTAAATTTTGCTGTGAAAGCAGAGAAAAAGGTCGGAAAGAATAAGACTAAACCAGTTTATCAGAGATTCAGAAAGTTTTTTGATTACGAAAAAGAAGTAGATCGTGTGAAGAATCGCAAGAAGAAAAACGAAAGATTGGACATAATCGGCAGAATGATGAAAGGAGAGTGATGGCATGGCAGAAAGTTTTTCCGTGAAGGCAATATTATCTGCGCAGGATAAGGGGTTCAAATCTGTTTTCGGAGCAGCCACAAAGTCAGCCAAAGAGTTAAAAAGTACACTTATGGGTGGGATTGGCTTTGGAGCAATGATGGCAATTGGACAAAAAGCTGTATCTGTCGTGTCCGGAAGCCTTTCTGGGTTAACCAAAGAAACGATCAACACATCGGATGCAATGCAGAAACTCCAACAGGCTATGAGGTTTAGCGGATACGCTGAGGATGAAATACAGAGAATCGCAGGTGCAACAGGAACGTTAAAGACCTATGCTGATAAAACAGTCTTTTCTTTGCAGGATGTAATGTCAACCTTTGGATCTCTGTCTGCAAATGGGGTTAAAGACGCAGAGAAATTAACGGAATCCGTCGGAAATGCAGTTGCTGTATTCGGTGGTGGCGCACAGGAGTTTAGTAGTGTTGCACTCGCATTTTCACAGGCGATGGCATCTGGCGCTTTACATGCGCAGGATTGGAACCAGATCGTCAATGCGAGTCCGCAGCTTGCCGGTGGATTAAGAAAAGAATTGATTAAATTGAATCCGATTTTAGGAGAGGATTTTAAACAGGCAATGGAAGATGGAGCTATCACAGCCGATCTTCTGGGGCAGGCGATGAACAATATAGGGATGACAGATATGGCAAGAGAAGCCGCGCAATCAGTTACGACATTCGAAGGAGCAATGGGAAACCTTGAAGCAACGGTGACAAGCGGAATGCAGTCCATTTACGATTCTTTTGTTAAAGGTAAGGCTGTGGATGCGATCAATCAATTTAACGGAAAAGTAGAAAGCGTGTTTTCCAGATTGCAGACTTGGATTCCAGCAACAATGATTCGCTTGGGATCCTATTGGAAAATCTTAAAAAGAGAGGCTTCTCAAGTTTCTGGGGCTTTTGGGGATGCATTTGGAGCAATCCGAAAAGAACTTGGAAAACTTATTCCGGCATTTGGCTCTACAGAGAGCGTGAACGGGTTCCGCGATGCGATTCAAGGAGCTGGGGATGCGCTCCAAGCGTTTGCAGGATTCTTGGAAGAGCATGCAGATATCATTGCGAGAGTGATCACTGAACTCCCAAAACTAATCGTTGCATATAAAGGCTTTAAGATTGCAAAAAGCGTTGCTCCATTTGTAGGTGCATTTACCAGTGCAATTGCCGGTCTTGCCGGTAAAGGAATCAGCAAAATTGCCGGAAAATTATTTGGGATTTCCAAAGGGCAGAAAGAAGTCGGCGTGTCGAGCAAAGAAAGTGTGAAAAGCACTATGGAATCAGCGAAAGCGTTTATGATGCTCGGTGCAGGTGTCGCTCTGATTAGTGCAGGGTTTTTCCTGCTTTCCCAGGGGGCAAAGGCAGTAGCGGACTCGGGTCCTTTAGCGGTTGCAGTTTTAGTTGGAATGGTGGCAGCGATTGCAGGTCTTTTGATTGTTGCAAAAATGGTAGCTCCGACATTATCTTCTGGCGCAGCCGGATTTGTTGCATTCGGCGCAGCTGTTGTTTTGGCAGCGGCCGGAATCGCCGTATTAACTATGTCCGCAATTTCCTTGGCGAATGCAGGACCGCTTGCAATCGCAGTGATGTTCGGCCTGATCGTAGCAATTGGTGGATTGATGGTCGTAGCGGCTGCAGTGGCTCCCGTCCTTACAGCAGGAGCTGTTGGTTTGATTGCATTCGGTGTGGCTGCGGCACTTGTTGGAGCGGCAGTATTGCTTGCGAGCGCAGGCCTTGCGATCGTGGCAAGTGTACTTCCGATTGTTGCTGAGTATGGATTGCAGGCATCTGTAGCTATCGGGGCGTTAGGTGCTGCAATGACGGTATTTGGAGCTGGTACGATTGTGGCAGGAGTTGGATGCACGGTTCTCGCGGTTGGATTGCTTGCGGTAGGTGTTGCAGTACTTGGTGTCACAGTCGGAGTGGTAGCATTCGGCGTCGCAATGGTAGCAGCGTGTGTTGGTGTACTTGCAATGGCTGCGGCGCTATTGGCGGTAAATTCCAGTATGAAGTCCATTGCTAAGAATGCAAAGACAGCGCAGAAATCCATTACCAGCATGAAAGATTCTGTAAGCATTGTAAATGATGGGCTAGATGCGCTTGGTAATAAGGCGAAAAGTGCGGTGAAATCTATTGTAAGCGCATTTGACAACGGCGCAGGAAAAGCGAGAAACTCTGGACGGAAACTTGGGGACAGTGCAAAAGAGGGCGTACAGAACGGACTACAGCCGACACAGGCAGTCGCAACCAAAACTGTATCTGCAGTATTATCATCCCTGGCTTCCGGTGCAAGCGGCGCATACAGTAGCGGATACAACATAGGGTTAGGCTTTGCGAATGGTATGTCGGCAACCTTAGGATATATCAGATCAGTTGCGGCGCAAATGGCTGCGGCTGCAGATGCTGCAGTCAGGGCAAAAGCAAAAATCCACAGTCCGTCAAGAGTATTTGCGGGGCTGGGCGCCTATGTAGGAGAGGGATTTGCACTTGGAATTGAGTCGATGTCCAGAAAGGTTGCAGAAGCTACGCAGAACATTGTGGAGATCCCAACATTATCCACAGACATGAGAATGCGAGCTTCAGGTGCTTTGGATTCTGAACTTTCCGGTGATTATTCTTATAACCGGAATACTACATACACAATCGTTGTTCCAGTTGAGTACAACGGAAGAGAAGCAGCACGAGTTACGGCAGAATTTACGCAGAAAGAGCTGGAGAGTCGAGAGAGTATGAGGATGAGACTGAAAGGAGAACGAAGTCATGTATGATTTTGTAGACACGGGCGAGGTTGGGAGTGAAAACTCCCTGCCAAGTGAGGCCCTGCAGATTGATGGAGAATACATCGAAAATCTAATTGATGGGTATAGAACTCTGTATGTGAGTGGACGTGAACTTTTGGAGTCTGAAATTACAGATAGGGAAATCGATGGAATTAGCGGGTCTGAATATCTGGAAAGCCGCAACGTTACAAGAAACATTACGGTTGGATATCAATTGCTTTGCAAGACCACAAGGGAGTTTCGTGATAAGTTTAATAAGCTTTCCAGTATTTTAAGTAAGGAGCAAGTTAAGCTGATTTTTGCAGATGAGCCGGATAAATATTTTATCGGAACAAAATCGAGTGTTGACGATGTGGAACCGGGAAGAATGAATGTGAAAGGGGAATTTACTTTTTATTGTTGCGACCCATGCAAGTATTCTTCCGCTGAAAAGCAGTTTCCCGGTGTACAGCAAGACGGATACCAGACCATTACCATCCAAAACAACGGCACCGAATGGGCAGACGTGGACTACGAGATCACGCACCAACACGAAAACGGATTTATCGGACTTGTGAGCCAGTACGGAGTGATCCAGCTAGGGAAAGAGGAAGAAGCAGACGGAGAGAATTACAAAGCGTCTGAAAACCTGTTTGATGGATACAACCTGTTTCAAGACGATCATGGAACGTCTTACCAAAATCCAGAGAATACCACACAGGGGACGCTTGAAGTAAGGAATGTTGCCGGATACAACGTGATGGCATTAAAAGGTGGACAAGCAACATCCGGATACTGGAACGGTGGAATGAGAACACTTACTATCCCTGTGGACAGCGAGGGTAGGCGTGGGGCGAAGAACTTTTATTGCTACACCCAACACTGGTTTGAGACTGGCTTAATGGGACAGACAGGAGCGCAGACCATTGCATTTCTGACAGGAGATAATAAGGTGATTTGCGCCATGTCTATTAACAAAAGTGATACGGTTGGAAACACAGCTCGTGTCGAGTGGTTTGCTCCCGGAAACACCTTAATCAGACGAGAAGAGTTCCAACCGACAGCCTACGAGGGCAATCCGTTTAATCTTAAAATGGGATGCCACAACGACTTTTTAAAAGAGGGAGAAAAGCTGCGGATTTTTTGGTATGGGACCTACATGGAGCGAAATATACCGGAGATCAAAGACATGGAATGTGAAAAAATCCAGATTTGGATTGGTCAGTGGGGAGACAGAAATCTCACAAACCAGTATGTCACGCACAATTATTTAAAAAGTATCTGGTTCCGGAAAGACAATGTCGATAAGTATAAGGATGTGCCGAACCGGTATCGCGCCGGGGATGTGGTGTCTATAGACGGAGAGAGCACAAAGGTCTATGTAAATGGGATGCCGGCAAAAGGAGATGAGATTAATGGATCCAATTATCCGAAAGTTCCACCCGGAACAACGGAAGTTCAGTTCTGCTACTCTTCTTTCTCCTCTCCGCCGCCACAGATTAAAGCAAAAATACGGGAGGTATACTTGTAATGGACAGCATTAGAATTGCGATTTTAAGTGCAAATAACACGCCTGTAGCGTTTATGGATAATGCACACAAAAAGTCCATGCACTACTGGGATGATGAGTTACACGAATACTTACAGGGAGCAGCGAATACCTATACTTTTACGGTAAACGCCAAACATCCAGACGCAGAACATGTTACAGTTGGAAACAAGGTGGCATTTACACACAAGGGTAAATCTTACTACTTAAATATTGTAAATACCGACCAGACAGAGAAGACAATTACTGCCACAGCATGGTCGCTGTCGTTTGAGTTAATCAACGAGGATGCTGGCGAATATAAAGCCGAAAAAGCAATGAGCTTTGGAGAGTACCTTGCCGTTTTTGATGCTGAGAGAACGCTAAAATTAGGACTCAACGAGGTATCAGATAAGCGGATTACCAACGAGTGGACGGGCACAACTTCCATACTAAAAAGGCTGTTTTCTTTGGCAAACGTATTTTCTGCCGAAATTGAATTTGAGACAGTCTTAAACAAGGACTACTCCTTAAAAGAGATCGTCCTGAATGTCTATCGAGAACACTCCGGAGCGGACAGCGGAATCGGAGAATACAGAAATGATATCGTCCTGCGATATGGGAAGGGAATTACTGGGGTCAGAAAAACCACAGATGTTGAGAGTTTGTACACCTGCATCCAACCGACTGGAAAAGATGGGTTGACGATCAATGGGCTGGACAAAAAAGAATACGATGAAAACGGCAATATCGAGTACTTTACAGACGGTGCACTCATCCGCGCACCACAGGCAAGAGACCGGTTTCCATCCAACATCGTAAATAAGGCTGATGCTTATATCCTGATGCGTAAAGAGTACGATACAGACAGCAAGGACAAGCTCTATAGCATGGCTCTGTCTGATCTTAAAACAGCATCTGAACCGGTGGTGACTTACGAGGTTGATGGATATTTTGACACCAACATCGGGGACACCGTGAGGATGCAGGATCAGGAGTGGACACCAATCCTCTATCTACAGGCGAGGGTGTCGGAGCAGGTACGAAGCCTTACCAATCCAAAGACTGCCAAGACAGTGTTTAGCAACTACAAGGAGCTGACCTCCGAAATATCCGACGATCTCATCAAGAGGATGGAGGACTTGATCTCAAAAAATAAAGTATACACCTGTTCCATCTCTACAAACAATGGTGTTATCTTCAAAAACGGAGTTGGCAGTACAACCTTGACAGCCTATGCCTACAACAACGGAGTAGACGTGTCAAGCAACCTGCAGTTCCGTTGGAGCAAAGATGGACAGGAGTTTTACGCAGGCCGTAGCGTGACGGTTAATGCAGAAGATGTAGACGCCAAGGCGGTGTATTCTTTCGTAGCAACTGAAAATGGAATCCGGCGTGGATATTACGAGGTTACGATCGCAGATGTAATGGATGGAGAACATGGTTCGCAAGGTGAGAAAGGAGAGCAAGGCGAACAGGGACCTCCGGGTCCACAAGGCGCTCCGGGATTGGATGGTATACAGGGTCCAAAAGGGGATCAGGGAATCCCGGGACCTCAAGGAAATACAGGTGCTACTGGACCGCAGGGACCAGCCGGACAGTCCACCTATTTCCATATCAAGTATTCCTCAGTTGCGAATCCTACATTAAGTAGCCAGATGACGGAAACGCCGTCTACATACATTGGTACTTACGTAGATTCTGCTCAAGCGGATAGCACGGATCCAAAGAAATATACCTGGTCACGCTTCCAAGGACTCCAAGGGCCACAGGGAACGCAGGGCATACCTGGAACGAACGGCACAAACGGCAAGACAAGTTATCTGCACATTAAATATTCCAACGATGGAGGTAAAACGTTTACCGGAAACAGCGGAGAAGATGTGGGAACGTATATCGGTACTTGTGTAGATTACAATCAGTCCGATCCTGCAAGTGTTAGATCTTATAAGTGGGCGAAGATTAAAGGGGAAAACGGACAGGATGGTCAGGATGGAGCAGACGGTCAGGACGGTGTTGGGATTAAATCTATTACAAAATACTACCTTGCATCCGAAAAAAACACCGGAATTACAACATCCTCTTCCGGGTGGACAACTACAATGCAGACCATGACGGAGACTAAAAAATACCTGTGGAGTTATGACAAGATATACTACACCAACGGAAAAACAGTAAACACAACACCTGTGATCATTGGAGTACACGGGCAAAACGGGAGTGACGGAACATCCGGCATCATCGTGTCTCCCACACCCCCGGAAAATCCAAAAGTAGGACAGCTCTGGCAGACAGCAAGCGGAGAGCCGATTAAAAGATGGGACGGCAGTAAGTGGGTGATCTATTACATTTCGGTAGAAAATCTGAATGTAGAGACGCTAAGTGCGATTGCCGCAAACCTCGGAACTGTAACCGCTGGACTTATAAAGAGTCTGGACGGACACTTTTTTATCCAAGTAAATACCGGAGAGATCTACTCCGAGGATGAAAACGGGATAAACAGCTCTGCGATAAGCAAGGGCGTATTTGTAGCGAATGGGATGAACAGCGGCAGACACACAAGCTTGTCTATATTCCCAACGCAGATTGCGCAGTATTTTGACGGAGCCACCATTTCCAACCTTGTTATTTTTAAACGGGACGGTATATTTGTTAAAAGCTCCGGATCATACGAAATAAACATATCTAAAGCAACAAATTATGACTCCGGAAAAATAAAAGGACCATTCGCCAGCACAAACTCATCCAACTATATACAGGCGGAGCTAATAAGGAGAGGGTGCGTGGTTACATGTAAAATCACAGCGCTTATACAGTTCCCGAATACAGGATCGCACGGACCGTTTGACGAATTAAGGATCCCTATAGGATATCGACCAGCCGTAGACATAGTAGAGACGTACAGCGAATTGGTTGGTCCGTCAGTTATCGGGACTGGCAGATATTATATCTCAAAAGACGGAGGAATATCCATTGTAACTGGCAAGACAGACTACTGTGAGCGCATAAAGACATTTACATGGATTACGGAAGACTAAAGGAGCGGATATGGAGATTAGGGCAAGACCGTAATGGTCTTATTTTTATACTTAAAAAAACCGGAGGAAAGACATGACAGAAATATTGACAGAAACCTATAAACTTGCGTTGCCGATAGTACTCACAGCATTTATGGGATACATTGTGTGGCTACTCAAAAATCAGAAGAAGGACAGGGACGCAAATAGTGCAGGGACAATGCTACTTTTGCGCGTCCAACTTATCGAGTACCACGAAAAATGGACAAAAAGAGGGTATGTTACGAAGCATGGAATTGAGAATTTTATCGAAATGTATGATGCATACCATAAACTCGGCGGGAATGGAATGGCAACGCAACTATTAGCAGAAGTAAAAGAACTGCCAATAAAAGGATAAAGGAGAATGCAGCATGAAAAAAATTAACTGGATTGTAAGAATTAAAAACAAGGCATTCTGGGTTGCACTGATCCCGGCACTGTTGCTGTTGGTACAGGCTATCGCGGCAGTGTTTGGGCTTACCATCGACCTTGGAGACCTTGGGGATAAGCTGTTAACCGTAATCAATGCGCTCTTTGCAGTGCTGGCGATCCTCGGTGTAGTGGTAGACCCAACAACACCGGGAACAGGAGATTCGGAGAGGGCACTTACATATAAATAGATTCAGGAGAGCTTGGGAACAGGCTCTCTTTTATTATGCAAAGAGGTGAGAACATGAGCGAACAGAACGAATTCGGAAGAACAACAGCGGAAGAACTGGAAAAAGTATTTGAAGCAGAAGAGCAGGAGGAAGAGAAAGAATGAAAATTGGCTTAAGGGGAGGTCACTCCCCAAATTGTAAAGGTGCAATAGGTCTGATCGATGAGCAGGAAGAAGTGCGGAAGATCTACAATGAGCTCGCACCAATGTTACAGGCTGTCGGTCACACTGTGATCGATTGTAACTCCAACTCATCCAATGTGTCTGGTGAGCTGTCTGATGGCACAAATAAAGCGAATAGTGCAGGGTGCAATATCTATATCACCTTGCACATGAATGCGGCAGGGGCGGCGTCAGCGGGCGGTACAGAGGTGTGGTTATATGATGCATCCAATCCGACTATGAACACGATCGCAAGTAACATCTGTAAGAATTTTGCAGAAAAAGGCTTTGTGAATCGCGGAGTGAAATACAGTTCGGGCTATCATGATCTGAACGCATCAAATATGCCGGCTATGATCGTGGAGACATTATTTTGCACCGGAACAGATGATGTAAGCAGATATCGGAGCTTAGGAGCGAGAGGGATTGCAGAGTTGATCGCAAAGGCAATCGACAGCAAAGCATCAACAGGAAGCGGACAGGGAAATAATCAGAATACAGGAGATAAGGAAGGAGAAGAGACTATGCAGTGTATGTTTACAGTAGAGGGAAAAGGATGTGTATATTGGTATCATGATGATAAAATTACGGCTTTGGGACATCCAGACGAAATGAAGATTCTGATGGATATTTATAAAGCAAACAATGGGAGAGATATGCCGTCTTACCATTGGACAAAAAAAGCGCCGTGGCACGCAAGATTGCTTGCGGTTCTGAACAGAAAACCATCTACATCTATCTAATAAAATCCCCTCGGAGAGCTGATCTCTGAGGGGATCAATATTATTTTCCATCAAAATGTATTTTTAATAAATTCAATTCAAACCCCTCTGTGCTATAATATATGTAGCCAATGCGAGGGGGGATAATAATGGAATATCAGATCTACGAATCTTACGATACGTTTTTACTATACCAAGAGTTTTTAGAAATCCCGGGAAATGCATTCAAATTCCGGTTGCCAGAAGGAATGGTCCTGACAACCGAAATGATGCACGCCTTTTTATGGGCGGCGTATATGAGTGTTGGACGGATGGAGTTGCCGTCCTGAATATTGTATCAATCTTATTTTTGTCAAAAAAGTTACTACTTATTTAATGTGGATTAGTTGCATCTTGGATGTGCGAAAGAA